CTTCTGTGGTGATCTGGTTGAGCAAAGCAAGTAGGGTCTGGCTAGGCTCCTTGTAGGGGAGCGGCATGATGTTGTCACGGATGCTACCTGACGGCACATCCACGTCCTTAAACTCTCCCGGCTCTATCGGTACGTCATCGCCCTTGATACGCAACCCACGAGACTTGAGACCTCCGGGCAAATTAGACAGCGTGCCAGCGTCTACAAGCTGCCGTATGATGGAAGTACCCGCCTTAGCGTACCCCCCTATTATGTGTATAAGACCTAACCCGTAGAACCCAAATCCCGGCACATATACATAATGTACGAAGTGCTGGCGCTTCAGCATCAACGAGTCATCAGGATTCCAGTTTCGGCGTACCGCTAATACTTCACCCGTGCCGCGCTCTATTGTCACGACATAAGGCTTAGCGATCTCTTCATCAGAGTCATCAACACCTTCTATAACGATGTCCGCATGAATCTCATAGACCGCGTATCTATTGTCATCAGTTATAGAGTAGCCACCTTCTTCGGCCTTACGCTCTTCTATGTCGGTGTGGTATGGCTGCGGCTCACCAAGATCAAGGTCTTTGTAGAACCCAGAGGCTTGAAGTTTCTTGAGGTCGTTCTTGGTCTTACGCATGATGTGTGTAACACGTTCTGCGCTTTCTACGTTTGACGCACCGTAAGGCACGATTACATCTTCAGCAGGGATGTACATAGCCACCTGCCTGCCAATGTTCGTATCGTAATAAACTTTCTTAAACGCACTACCAGCTAAGCCAAGGCTGTATAACAGGCGTTCGTGTTCGGGCCTGTACTCCACCATGCGCTCAGTAAGTTCATAGTTCATATCGGCTTTTACGCGCTGAGCGGCGTCTTCTTTATCCTTGGTTTCTTCTCCAAGAATCTTCACCTTTACAGGGCCAGCGGCAGGAAACGTCTCAGACATTGTTTCTGCTTGGAACCGTATGGCCGCTTCAGCAAGAACTGTAGAGTACACACCACACGCGCCTTCCCACGGCTGATTGCGCTCTTCGTACTTGAACCCCAATACATCAAGACCTTTGACGAATGTATCGGCCCAATCTTTGCGGCTGGCTATGTCTGCATCTACCGCCCCCATGAGGTCACTAGATAACTTACTTAGCGCGTCGTCTTCTAATACTTCGGCTAGGTTTGCATCAAAGGGAACTGTATCACCTACATCTGCATCGGGGATCAGTGTAATCTCTACACTGCCGTCGCTCATAGTGACCATCTCAGGGTCTACAATCTCAATCTCAAGCGCACTTTCTTCTACAGCTTCTGTCTCAATGCCTTCGGGAGCAGCGTACAAACCTTTCTCAATAGCCATAATAAATCTCTAGTAGTAGCCGCCCCGCCGCGACTTAAAGTATCTCTGTTCTTCAGGCTCATCTGTTGGTAGGCGTATGAACCCGCCCTGTCGAAACCGCATAAGTGCCATAACTGTTGAGTCAACTAAGTCATCATGGCTCATAAACGGAAATCCAGCAATCTCCTCAACTACCTCTTCCGCCCACCGTGTAGGAGGAACCCACACCAAACCACTTGCTACAATATCAGATACTGAGTTTAGGCGAGCAAGTTTATCACCTGACCCCCTGTGGGGGGTATACTCTGACACAGGCAGTCCCATGCGTCTCATCTCTTGGTACAGCGCGGTGCCCGATGACTTCTTCTCCACTATAAACGCATCTGGCTCCCACTCAGCATACTCCTCCATCGCCATCTCTTTAAGCTCTGGAAACTCCATCCTCTGCTTTATACTGTTCAGCAGGATGATGTTATACGCATCAGTCTCTTCATACAGGAACACACCCCACGTAGTCAGTGCTGTGTAGTCTGCCCGATTATGTTTTTCTGCTGCCGCGTCCAGCGACATGATTATATACTCGCAACTTGGAGGCCGTTCCTGCTCCCATATCTGCCACCACTCACGCTTGACCAGCGCAGCCTCTTCTGCCGTGGGCGTCTGCTGATACTGCGCGTTCCACTGAAATGTAGGCATAGACGCCTTGGTTCTCAGCAGCGCCTCTAGGTCAAAGAACTCAGGCCACAGCGGTTTCTCCACTATGTCATCTGTTTCTTTGTCCTCCACCTCTAATATGGCGGGAAATTCTACGATTTCGTACTCATCAGCCCGCTCATTCTGGGCCATGTCGCGTGTAACACGCCCAGTGAGGTCATCCATGTGCCATCGGGTCTGAATTATAGCTACGCGACCCCCCGGCATAAGACGAGTACGCGCACCAAACGTAAACCACTCGTAGGCTTTCTCAAATACAGAGAAATTACCGTTAATTACGTCCTGTTCTGAGTGCGGATCGTCCACCAACAGCAAATCTGCGCCACGACCAGCCAGTGCAGAGCCAATACCACAGGCGTAATACTCGCCACCTGCGTTTGTATTCCATCTACCGGCTGATTTTGAGTCACTTGCAAGCTGTACGGTGGAGAAAATGGCCTGATATGCGTCTGTAGAGATCAAATTTCGCACTTTTCGACCAAAATCCACCGCCAAATCGGTGGTATGGGACACCATCATCACTTTTTTGTTCGGATTTCGCCCCAAAAACCACGCTGGGAAGAAAATAGACACGAGTTGAGACTTACCGTGGCGTGGTGGGATGTTCACACAGATGCGATCTTTGTCCCCCGCCTCAATTGCCATCAACATATCAGCCAATATGCGGTGATGCTTGCCCACAATGTAGTCTGGCTGCATCCGTTTACAAAATTCTATGAGGTCATCATACGCCGCTTGGTTAGTCTGCCGCGCTTCTAGCTCATCGACGATGCGATTTATCTCTGCAACTTCTTCCGGCGAGAAGCTGTCGAGGTTGTCCAGCATCTGCTGCACTTCCTCCTCTGTAAAATCGGGAACGGCCTCAGCCATCTAACCCTAGCTCAGCCCGCACATCGAATACTTTGCCATCTAGCACCTCTTCGTACTCGGCATCTGCCACTACGTCGTCTACGTTAATCAGCTTCTCTAGCTTACCACGTAACTTGTTACGTAGATCTTCGGTGGATTGGTGCGTTACAGTGACTTCTGACTTCTCTGCGAACAACCCTACGTCTGAGATCTTACCTAGAAGCTCCAACGCACGCATACGAATACGCGGGTCAGCATTCTCTGACTCCAGCAGGAGTTTGTTTGTGACGAGGTGCCTGATCTGAGTGGCGCTTTCTGCAACAGAATGCCCGAACTCTTGCAAGATGTTGTTCGTTAAGACCAGTGAGGCAGGTGTAAGCGCCGCCGTCTTCCTCGTAGAAGCCTTTTTAGAAGTTTTTTCTGGATTGTCCGCATAAGCGACAGCAAGTTTCGCTGCCACGTCTTCGTCTTCTTGGGTGGGTTCAATATCTAATCCGTGCTCGGCAAGTTTCAGCGCCGTATTACACGCCGCCGCTGCACGTTCCTTCAAATCTACATATGACATGTCATCCGAAAAAGGAACGCCGATTTCAGGTTCTATAAGTAAAGTCATAAATTGTGTCGCTGGCTAACCGCCGTTGGCGGGAATATACACAAAAAATTTTTGCAGGTACAGGGACTTAAATTTTTAGGGTGGGGGGTTTCCTGTGTGTAAGGGTTAGGGAACGGCCTCAAAAAACCACCAAACACCACCAGAAAATACAAAAAGTTACGTCGAATGGTTGGAGATAGGGATTATTTGAGCGTATTAGTAATATACAGACAGCTAGGAGTCCCGTTGCTGTGCGCGGGGTATAGGGGAGGGGTGGGTTTGTTATATCATGTTATAACACGTTATACCATTGGACGACATAGGTTACTTCAGGTTACAATAGGATCATCGGACGGGCCAACAGCCGATACAACATAAACAAAATGGAGTGCATTAAAAATGCCAAATTCTCAAAACACAAACTTAACCCAAGGCCAGTTAGAAATCGGCGCGATCATCACCGACGGATTACGCGAACTACGCGGTGCCGAGCGTGCGGTTGAGCGCGCCCAAGATCGCCTCAACAATTCGACCAAATCATTCAACCAAAGAATGTTTGAAGCGGGCGCGCAATCGCGAGATTTCAAACTGGCCACCGCATCGTCGGACGCGGTTTACAATTTCTATCGCAGTGCTGTGATCGAATCGCTCCCTAAGGCCGATCAGGCCGCTATAAACGGGAAGGCGTGCGAGGCGAAAACCGCGCTGTTGCGATACATTGGCGCGAGAATGGGTGCAATCGGTAAAGCACTGGCGCGTATGGAAGCGCTGGCTGCTGGCACGAAAACCGACGGGCGGACTAAAAAGGCGCGTGCGGCCAAGGCCGAAACCGCGAAGGGTAAAGCGCAATCAACCGCGCAAGATATGACGCCCGAATCTGGCACCGCCACCGAAGCCGATTCGGTATTGCCGCCGCAGATCCGCGATCCGCGAATGGTCGGGCTTTTGAATATGATTGCCCAATTATCCATTGAGGATCAGGCCAAATGCTACGAAGTAATGGTGAAGGCATACGATGTTTTTCTCACAAAAACTATCACCAAAAAATAAGATCCACGATCTTAGAAGAGACCCCGCTTCGGCGGGGTTTTTTTTTTGGCTTCAATTTTTTGAAGCC